CCCCAAGATCAACCCCCCGGAACTTACAGCGCGTGCCGCGCCGCGTTCGCGTGTCGAAAAAACCCCGTTCGACCCCGCCAAGATGCGCACCGTGCTCGAAGCCGTCGCCTACCGCGGCCACGAGCACCGTCTCGACGACGGCGAGATCCTCGAGAACCTCAAGCGCACGGCCTGCCTCGTGTTCGACGACCAGCTGACGGTGCGCGACGTGGAGCTCTGCCGCGCCATTTTGCGCAGCGTCGACGGGCACTGCGCTAAAATGCGGGCCTCCCGATCGCGCGCACCTCGCGCGCCCCAGCCGCCCCGTCGGTCGTGCGCTCGTCGCCCCGTGTCGTCGCCGGAGGTGCCCATGCGCCGTACTCCCGACACGCAGACGCCCTCGCTCTTCGCCGTGCTCGACGAGGCCCCACCCGCTAACTACCCGGTAACTAGCGGGTTATCCACGCTGCCGTTGGACAGTCCCGCCGGGAGTGTCCAAACGCGCCCGTTGGACAGTCCCGCCGGCAGTGTCCAACCGCCGCTCGACTTCCGCGCCCGCGTGGAGCAGCGGCGCGCCGAGCTCGCCGCCGGAGGGAAGCCGCTGTGGCTCGACGAGTGACGCACACCGATCTGCCGCCCGCGCTGGCGGGCATCGAGGCGCCGGCGCCGCGCCGGCCTGGCCGCCAGCGGCGGATCCTGCGCCCCGACGAGTACGCGCGGCCCGCGCCGCTGCCGCTGATCCAGGCGGCGCCGGCGGTGATCGGCGCGCCGGTGCTCCACGCGGTGGCGAAGTGCCGCTGGTGCGGCGGCCGCTTCCGCAAGATGGACGAGCGCCACTGGATCTGCACGACGGAGCAGTGCGCCGAGCGGCAGCTGGCGCAAGCGATGCGGCGCGCGGGCAACGACACGGGACCGATTCTGTTTCTCCCGCTCCCGCTGCAGATCGACGTCGACGAGGATCCGACGACCAACCTGCTCGTCGCCGGCGCGGCCGGCGTGAGCAAGTCGACGGGTTGTCGCTGGAACCTCTACCGCAAGTGCCGCAAAATTGCCGGCTACCGTGCCCTCTTACTTCGCTGCACGTACGACCAGCTGCAAAAGAACCACCTGGCGATGATGCCCGCCGAGCTCGAGGCGCTCGGCGACGCGACGTACAAAGCGCAGCAGCGCGTCGCGATCTTTCATCACGAGGACGGCAACGACGCCATGATATTTGCCGGCTACTGTGACAAGCCTGCGGACATCGCGCAGCATGTCGGCCCTGAGTGGGATTCTGTGAACTTGGAAGAGGGCGTCACGCTCCTTCCCAAGGCTATTGAGGAAATCTCGGCGAAGGCGCGCGGCTCCGGCACGTCACGCGTCGCGCACGAGCGGCTCGGGCTACGCGCCGGTGTCACGCGTATCTGGAGCAACCCGGGCGGCCGCGCGATGCGGTACCTGATTCAGATGTACATCAACAAAAATCCCGACCCCGAAGAGTTCCCGAAGTACGACCCCAACGAGTTCGGCCACCTGCACTGCACCCTCGAGGACAACCCAGCGCTCGACGCTAGTTACGATCAGAAAACGCTCTCCGGCCTCTCGGCCGCGCGCTACAAGCAGCTCCGCTACGGCGACTGGTCCGCGCTCGCCGGCCAGTTCTTCGAGAGCTTCTCGCCTGAGATCCACCTCACGAGGTCAGAGCCAGCGTGAGTTGCGCAGGGGGCAAATATGGCCGTTCGCGATCGCCTTTTGAGGCATTACATGAGCGACACGCCGGTACCACGTTCGCTGCGGTGTGGCCGCCATTTTTAGTCAGCGGGATCACATGGTCGTATTCCAGTTTGGCGGGCTTCTTCCCGCAGTAGTGGCACCGGCCCTCATGCGCCTCCACGATGGCCGCCCACTGCGCCTCTGTCAGATCGGCAGGCACGCCGAGTTTGATGGCTCGTCGGCGCCGTTGGAGTTCGCCTTTTTTGGTTGGGTGCTTCGCATGGAAGCGTCGTTGCGCGGCCGCACGCTGCGCCTTTTCCTTTTTTGCGCGCTGGCGATCCCTCTCGCGGATGAGCTCGAGGTTGGCGGCTCGATGGGCCTTCGCCTTTTCCCGATTGCGCGCACGCGCGACGGGGTCGTGCTTGAGTTTGGTGTGGTAATAGCGGCGCACCTGCGCCGCCTTCATCTTCCGGTACTTCTCGGGATTCTTTGCGGCGCTGCGTCGCCGGCTCTCTTTGACCTTCTCAGGATGCTCTTGCGCGTAGCGACGTTTATGTTCCCTTGCACGCTCCGGGTTCGCGAGCGCCCACAGGCGCGCCACCTCGCGCGCTTTGATCGCAAGTTCCTCGCGCCGACTCGGCGAGAGCGCGAGTCGCCACTGCTTCGCCCGCTCGGACGCCGTCGGTTTGCGCTCTGGGTCGTTCACGGGCGGCAGCTTATCACCCTACCTGTTGGAGGACTATGACCAAGAAGCCCTCTCCGCCGTCCACCTCACCCGAGCCGAGCCCGCCTGACGACGCCGTGGCGGGGTGGGAGGCGTGGCTCGCCACGCGCCCGCCGCACATCGCGCACGCCGCGCGGCAGTTTCCGCCAGGCGTGACGCTCAAGCACGAGGGCCAACTGCTCTGGCTGATCGGCTACCACGAGACGTCGACGAACGAAGTGATGCTGATCTTTTCGAAGATCGATCCGTCTGAGGACTACGACGCCGCGCATCAGGACGAGCAGCGCGTGCTGGTCTGCGCGAGCCATCTGAACCCGAAGTACCTGGAGTGATCATGGACGGCACGTACCACGTCGATCTCACGCTGACCGATCCGACGGGGCGCCGGCTGCTGATCGACGGCGACCTGGCCGTCGAGCAGCTCGATCCGCCGACGAGCTCGCCACCGACGATCATCACGCAGCCGCAGAGTGTGAGCGTCTCGGCCGGGCAGAGCGCCACGCTCTCCGTTGTCGCCACCGGCACGCCGCCGCTGAGTTATCAGTGGGGCAAGAACGGCGCGCCGATCGCGGGCGCGACGAGCGCGAGCTACACGACCGGCCCGCTCAGCGCGACGACAAGCTACAACGTCGTCATCACCAACGCCGTCGGCTTCGCGACGTCAGACGCCGTGATGGTGACCGTGATCCCCGTCACGCCGACGGTCGGGATCGGGTTGACGTTCGTCCGCACGATCGGCCTGCCGTCGCTGAACATGGCGTACGCGTACGGCGACTGCACGGGCCGCATCGTCGACGGCAAGGTCAGGTTGATCTTCAGCGGCGATGAAGTGAACGTGCATTCGCCGATCTACGAAGTCGAGATCACCGACGATCCGGTCGCCACGTTCGTGCAGCAGTGGGACGACCCGTACAACGGGCGGCGCGGCACCTGGATCACCGGCGCGGATCTGCTCGCGACGGCCGACGCGCTCGAGCTCGAGGCGCGCCGGCGCAAGCTCGCGTGGTTGCTCAGCGCGGCCGTCTGGTACCGGCGCCGCGGACTGAAGACGCCGAAGACCGGGTACACCTGGGTCGACTTCGCGAACGCTGGCACGTCGGCCGTCAACGGCGGACACTACTACCACGCCGGACACGATCTGCTCTACGTCAGCTACGCCGACACGTACAACGTCGCCGGGCGCCCCGATTGGTGCTTCCTCGGGATCCGCCTGCACCCCGATGGCACCGCGGAGACGTGGGGCCCGTGGCGGCCGGCGATCACTGACGGCGACGGCGTGCTGCGCCAGGGCCCGCGCGCGATGATGAACTTTCGTGAAGACCCGACCACGGGGGGGCTGCTGGGGAGCACCACTCTGGGGTCGGGGAACGTGGGGTACCCGTGGGGAACCAATCTGGCGCGTCGCGCGTCGTGGCCGACGCCGACGACCCCCACGGGCCCCACGTCGCCCGATCTCACCCTCACCGATCGCTTTCTCTGGCACTACTACATGGGCACCGTGATCGATCCGGCGACCGGCGTCGCGGCCGGCCCGGTGCGATCGCAACGGCGCCCGCGCGACCCGTACATCTACGAGTTCTTCGCGGACGTGCAAGCGAACTTCGTCAACCCCGACGCGTATCAGCACGTCGGGAGCTGGACCGACAACGACAGCTGCATCGGGTTTTTGCCGCTCGTCGATCGCACGTACTTTTTCGGCGGCGTGGCGGGCAGTCCCATCCAGGACAAACAGAGCAGCCAGGCCGCGCACGTCTGGTACGCGAACGAGCACAACAGCTTCCGCTGCAACCACGGCGTCGAAGCCGTGCCGGCCGGGATCACCGGGCCCGTCTGCACGGCGCGCTTCCCGTACGCGTGCATGTACGCGGCGAGTGATCTCGAGCTCGTGCGGAGCGGGCAGCGCGTCGACTACACGATCGAGCCGACGGCCTGGTCGAATCTCGAGGCCGAGTTCAACATCGTCACCGCGCCGGTCACGAGCGTCGGCAACGCCAAGATGATCGCGAGCGGGTTCTTTGATGCGCGCACGCGCGAGCTCTACCTGATTGCCCAAGGCGCGGACCAGGGCGAAGTGACCTGGGGCTTGGTCAATGCGAAGATCCACGTTTTCAAGGTGGCGTGATCATGGACAAGTTCCCGCTGTCGTGGCTCCGTCCGCATTCGCATGTCTGGTTTGATCCCGGCGTGCCGCCGATCCAGCGCCGGCCCGTCAGCCCGATGATCGGCGACGGCCCGCGGATGATGCGGCCGGGCCACACCTACCGCTGTTATCAGTGCGGCACCGAGCTCACGGTCACCAAGCGGCCCGAGGCGCTCCGAAAATGCTGACCCAACTGATCCTGCTCGTCGTGGCGTTCGCCGCCGCTCTCGGGTGGTGGCGCGCCATGGTGCATTGGCAACGCGCGCTCGACCGTGAGAAGCTCCTCCTCGAGCTCGTGCGCAAGCTCATTCAGAACCTGCCCTCGATCACCGACGATCTGCACGACCTGGCCGCGCGCGAGACGCGGCACTGAATGCTGAATTGGTTTGCGGCGCTTCATTGGGCCTATTCCGCGCGCGGCTGGATAGGGTATATCGCGGTCCAGAGCGACGGCCGCGCGATGCTCCGATTCGAGCAGACCTTCTACAAGAAGACCCCACAGGTGGCGGCCAAGGAGATCCACGCCTTCATGCGCCAGCACGGGATCGCGCGCCTGGTCGACTGCATCGCGCAGCCGGAGATCTTTCCGGCGACGAAGAAGGCGCGCGGCGAGACGGTGAGTGAAACCTTCCGCCTGGCGGGCCTCCACATGACGGCCGGCGACAAAGATCGGACGAACGGCTGGGCGCGCATCCGCGCGTGGATGGACGTGCGCGAGTTCCGCGACGAAGATCGCGAGGTGCCGCTCGTCTTCGAGGCGCCGTCGATCACGTTCCACGCCGATTGCAAATTTTTCCTCGACACGTTCCTGCAGCTTGTCAGTGACAAGGATCATCCCGACGACATCGATGCGACGACCGACGAGTACCCGGCGTGCGCGCTCCGCTACTGGGTGATGTCGAGGCCGTTGCCGCCAAGCAAAATTGTCAAGACGCTGCCCGAGGGCGCGATCGGCCACGAGATCAACGAGCTCCGGCGCGGCCTCAGGCGCGCCCGTTGACGGCTCTGGTAGAATCACCAGGTCCATGTCCATCGTCTTCACCCACCCTGACCGTGGGGTGGCGGCCGGCCCGAGCTCTCGCACAGCTCGGGCCGGTCTGTTTCTGGCCGCTCAAGTTCGCTCAAGTGCGCTCGATCCTACCGGCGCCTGACGCCCGGCTCACCTTGCCACGGGCGATATAATCACCGTCTCATTGCGGTTGGAGAGAAAGTGCAACGCTCGTGGCGAAAGCACGCAAGGGCCCGCCGCGCGCGTCTGCGCCTGGGCGCGCGTCAGCGCGTCTCCCCACCGGGCGTGACGACGCGAGCGCGCTAACCATCCCGCTGCCCGACGACGGGTACGGGAGCGCAACATTCTGGGTCGACGAAGTCGAAGCGGCACAAGAGCGGCTGAAGAAGGAGATCCCTGCCTGGCGGGCGAACCTCGCGCGCTATGACGGGGAGAAGCCGGCCTTGCCCGGCATCCACGTCGACGACATCTGCAATGTGAACGTCGGCTTCTATTCGACCGAGCAGAAGAAGCCGCAGTTGTTCCATCAGCAGCCGACGCTCCAGGTCACGGCCCTGCGGCCGGAAACCAAAGCGGCCGCCCCGATCGTGAAAGCGATCATGGACGCGCTGCTCAGCGAAGACCAGATCGACGCCACGGCGTTGATGGACGAAGTGTTGTCCGACATCATGGTGCCCTCCGGGTACAGCCCGACCAAGATCGGCTACGAGGCGGTCACCGTCGACGTGCAGGTGCCGACCGGGCGGATGACGCCGCAGGTCGATCCGCTGACCGGGGCGCCGACGCCGAAGATCGATCCGGTGACGGGGATGCCGGCGATCGATCCGATGACCGGCGCGCCGCAGCTCGAAGAGACGCTCGCGCTCGGCGAGGACGGGCAACCGGAAACCGAAACGGCGCCGCAGAAGATCTGGTGCGAGTACTACATGAAACGCATCAGCCCAGACGACTTCCTGTCGCCGGTCGGCTTTTTGAGCACGCGCTTCGACGAGGCGCCCTGGCTCGGCTTCCGCTTCTACGCCGACCGGCACGAGCTCCACCGGCGCTACGGCGTCGAGCCGGCGACCTTCGACGACATTCAGTGGGACCAGAAGCTCGTCGCGACGGACGATCGCGAAGCGCTCGAGAAACGCTCGGTCGCCTCGGGCTTCGAGATCTGGTACAAGGCCTCGCTCTACGATCCGGCGGAAGTCAATCCTGAGCGGATCCGCCGCCTGGTGCTCGTCGCCAAGAAGAGCCGGCATGGTGCGCACTCGATCGTCGTCAACGAGAACAGCCCCTGGCAGCGCTTCGATCCGGTCGGCCGCTTCATCGGCGGCATGAAGGGGTTCCCGCTGCACGTCTACACGCTGCGCAGCCGCGTGAACAGCGCGTTCCCCAAGAGCGACTGCAGCGTCGTGCGCGACATCGCCGACGAGAAGAACATGGGCCGCTCGATGATGGTGGCGCAGCGCAAGCGGTCCCTCCCGATGCGCGGCATCAACATCAAGTCGGGATCGCTCACGCGCGACACGGTGGAGCAGATTGAGGCCGGGGAAATCGGCGCGCTCATCAAGTTCGACGGCCCCGTCTCCGACAACGACATCAAGGCGATCGGCCTGGCCCACTACCCTGGAGAAAACTTCTCCTTCGACAGCATCTGCCAGCAAGATATTGATCGCATCACCGCGAGCGGCGCGAACCAGCAAGGGCTGCCCCTCGAGGACTCCGACACCGCGTACGAGGCCTCACTGATCCAGCGCGCCACCGAGACGCGGCAAGCCAAGGAACGCGTGCGGCTGCTGACGCAGTACGCGAAGGCCTGCCAGAAGCTCTTTAGTCTGGTGCAGCTCTTCGCCACCGACCAGGAGCTGATCGAGATCGTCGGCGAAGACGGCAAAAACCGGTTCGCGTCGTGGGACCGCGAAACGATCCAGGGCCAGTACGGGTTCAAGTTCAGCCCCGACTCGTCGATGCGCGTCGACGCGGCGCAGAACCGCGAGATGGTCCTGCGGTTCATCAACCTGGTCAGCAATAACCAGAACTTCAATCAGCAGGAAGTCGCCGCGCTGCTCTGCGAAGCGTTCGGCCAGGATCCCGTGCGGTTGCTGCAGCAGCCGCAGCCGGCGCGGCCCGAGCCGCCGAAAGCGTCGTTCTCGATCAAGGGCGAGGATCTCAATCCGCTCAGTCCGCAGTACGCCGGCGTGCAGATGTACCTGCAGACGGTCTACGGCGTGCAGCTCCCGCCGGCGCCGCCCCGGCCGCCCGAGCTCATCAAAGCGCCGCAAGGGATCGAGCCGGTCAGCAAGCACCAGACGAAGGTGACCGGGGAACTTCCAGGGCCGGGGCCACGAGGACCGATGTAATGCCGCATCCCTTCACCTGCGCGGCGTGCGGACGGCTGGCCGAATGTCCGTACTTCCTCTGCCTCGAGGTCGACGGGCACCGCTGCGAGCTCTGCCGCACGCAGGTGCCGCTGCGCCGCCCGAGCGGGGATGTCGTGAGCGAAGCGAAGTGGCCGACCCGGCTGGGTGCCACACCGACTGAACGTAAGGCGTGAAGGCGCGATGGACGACTTCAAGAACTTCGCGATCTCAACGGTGGCCGTCGCGCCGACGCCGGCGACGACCGGCACGTCACTGACGGTCGAGGCGGGCGCCGGCACGTACTTCCCGCTGCCGCCCTTCAACGTCATCGCCCACGCCGTCGGCGAGCTCCCGCGCGTGACCAACGCGGAGATCCTCCGCGTCACGGCGAAGGTCGGCGACGTCTTCACGTTCGCGCGCACCCAGGAAGGATCGTCGGTGCGCGCGATCGTCGTCGGCGATCAGATCTACGCCGGCCTCACCGAAAAACTGATCGATGATCTGTTCGCCGCGATGACGCCGGGCCCGACCGGCCCTGCGGGGCCGCCAGGGCCGCAAGGGATCCAAGGGCCGGTCGGCCCGCAGGGCCCAGAGGGCACCGCCGGCGTCGATGCCACGTACTGGACGGTGTCGCCCTCCAGCGGCTTGGTCAACGAACGCGCGCTCAATGCGCTCGCCAACGGCTACGTCAAGAGCACGGCGGGGGAGCCGAGCACGGTCGCGGTGATCCCGGTGAGCGAGGGCGGCACCGGCGCGAGCTCGGCGGCGGCGGCGCGCACCGCGCTCGGGCTGGGCACGCTGGCGACCCAGAACGCGAACGCCGTGAACTTCACCAGCGGCACCGTCGGCGGCGATGTCATTGTCAACACCACGAACTGGATCTCGGCGTACTCTTTCGTTGGCGACGGCAGCAACTTGACGAACCTCAACGCCGCCCGGATCGCCACCGGGCTCGTGGCCCCCGCCCGGCTCGGCAGCGGCACGCCGAGCGCCACGACGTTTCTGCGCGGGGACCAGGCGTGGCGGCCGGTCGGCGACATCTTCCCCAGCGGCCTGATCGTGATCGCCAATGGGGACTGTCCCCCCGGCTGGACGCGCATCTCCCCGTGGGATGGCTATTTCTTGCGCGGCGGCCCCCCCTTCATCGCGGGCGGGTCATCGACGCACACCCACGACGCCGGATCGTTCGCCGTCCCGGATCACGCGCACGGCCCCGGTTCGTTCGCCTCGCAAGATCACGCGCACGGCCCTGGTTCGTTCGCCGCCAACGGGCACAACCACGGTGGCAACGTCAACGTCAACGTGAGCGTCAGCGGATCGACCGGGAGCGCCGGCGATCACAGTCACCGCGTCGGCGCGACCATCGCGGGCGCGACGGCCGCCACGGGCGCCGCGAACACGGCGGATGCGGGCGGCAGTTTTCAAACCAACGCGCCCAACCACACCCACAACTTCTCCGGCTCGTTCGATGTCGACAGCTCGACGGCCGGCGCGCACGCGCACGGCTTCAGCGGATCGGGATCGGGCTCCGGCAGCATTCCCAATGACGCGCCCGCGATCTCGGGTACCTCGGCGCTGGCCGGCGCGGTCGGCGTCGTCGGCACGTCGGCGGGAGCCGGGGCGCTGGGCATTGTCGGCACGTCGGCGCCGGCGTCGCACCTCCCGCCCTTTGTGCAGGTCAACTTCTGCCAAAAGGACTGAGCATGGTGTTGGACTTCAACGACGAGCTCGGGCGCAAGCATTTCGAGTTCCTGTTCGTCGGCTTCGTGCTCGGCGGCAGCTTGCAGCAGCAGAAGGGGATGCAAGTGCTGCGCACCGAAGTGGGGCTCTTCGAAAAGCTCGAGGCGATCAGCGAACTGAAACCGTGCGGGAAGAAGCTCGTGAATGGCGAGCCGGATCGGCAACTGAACAACGGCGACGGCAGCAAGCAGCTGCACCTGACGACCCAAGAGTACGACCTGCTGCACGGCTACGTCGCCCAGGTGCCGTGGCAGTCGGGGACGGCCGTCAAGTACGCGGTGGACACGCTCGACTGGCTCGAGCGCACGCACCGCAGCAGCCTCGGCGCGGGGGTGCATTGATGTTCTATTTCGGCGGCGGCTACTTCGGCCTCTACTTCCCGCCGTCGATCCCGGTCCCGCCGCCGGTCTACGACACCGCCCCGCTCGGGGCCTTCGAGATCCCGATGCGCATTGCCACCCAGGTCACGCAGCCGGTGACGGTCCAGAGCCAGGCGCGGATCACGATGCGGATCGTCCCGACCGTCACGGTGCCGATGAGCCGCAGCTCGTCGGACGCGATCGCGATCCCGATGCGCGTCACCACCCTCGTCACCTTGGAGCGCCCCTAATGGCCGCCATCCTGCGCGTCGACTCCGTGGGGATCGACATTGTCTGCCCGCTCACCGATAGCCACGGCAACCCGGTCGACCTCGAGCTGGCGACCGTGATGACGATCTTTATGACGCCCCCCACGCCGACGCCCGACACGCCGGCGACGCCCGACACGCCGCCGCCGCCGCCGCCGCCGACAAGCGCGAAAAACGCGACGAAGGTCGGCAGCGGGAAGGAAGGCAAGATCGTCTATCGCACCCAGCCCGGCGATGTGCCGGTGGCGGGGGACTGGAAGATTCAAGCCCGCGTCCAGTACACCAATCCGATCCGCGACTGGTACACCGAGATCTATCCGCTCGTGGTCGCGGCCAACCTCAACACCACCGAGGGCCCCGTCGGCACCTTCCGCCAGCCCGGCCCCCGGCCCGCGGTGCGACCGTTCGGACCAGGCCAATGATCGACAAAAAGAAACCGCCGCCGCCGCTCGAGCCGGTGCCCGATCCGAAGACGCCGCCCGAGAAGCAGACCGTCGCCGTCCACGACGATCGGATGTGGGGCGGCCCGCAGCACGTCGAGGGGCTGCCCGGTCGGCCCTACGTCACGTCGAAGAGTCAGTACCTCACGCTCCTCAACCAGGCCGGCCTGCGCATGAAGCACCAGCAGGAGAGCACGACGGGGCCGAAGACGGAGCCGATGCGCCCGGATATGTTCGCGCCGGCGCCGATCGTCGTGCCGCCGATGCGGATGGAGGAGGCGCACGTCTACGGGGCCATCACCGCGGTGTTGCGCCACTACGAGCTCCTCGAGACGATCTGGTGCGAGGACTGTCACGCGCGCGGCCGGCACTCGGGCTGCCGGATGCAGGTGACGCCCAAGCGCGTGCTGCTCGAATGCCGCTGCGGCCACGCGATCTACGTGCCGCCCAAGGGCACCACCGATCTCGTGCTCAGTAAGCTCGCCAACATCGCGCGCACGCAGGCCGACACGCTCGCCGGCACGATCGTGACCGCCGAGGGGCCGGTGCTCCGGCCGACCGCGGTGCTCCACGACATGGAGGCGCTGCTCTTGCGCCGGTACTTCACGGTGCTCCGCACGCGCCACAAAGATCCGCGCCTCTTTCATCGCCCGTGCTACGGCGGCAGTGTCGTGGACGAGAGCAACGCGCTCGCGATCGGGATGTCGCCCGATCGCCTGGTGCTCGTCTGCGCGTGCCGCACGCTCTACCACCAAGCGACTCATCAACCCACGCAGCCGTTGAAGGTGATGTAATGCACATAGGCACGACCGTTCTCTACCTTCTATCCGCCAGCGACGCCGAGCAGATCAACGCGCGTCGCACCGACGGCGATCAAATCAAACATCGACTGAAGCAGAACCCGCCCACCTGGCCGGCCGGCGCCCAGGCGCACGTCGGCGACAAGGTCGCCGAAGGCGACACGCTGCCGATGCTCGTGACGCGGGAGACGCCCGAGGGCTCGATGATCTCGGGCCAGGTGATCTTGAATGGCAGCGATACCTACTGGGTCGCGGCGTGCGAGCTCGTCGTCGATGACCCGCCCAAGCCCGGCCAGGCCGCCCCGCTGGGCTCACAACCGTGGCACGACGCGCAGCGCGCGGTGCAGACCGAGTCGCCGAAACTGCGGGGCCGCTGAGCGCCGTGTCGGCGGCGCGACGGCTGGACGACCAGACTCACGGTACCGGGTGAGGGTTATCTCCAACCGTCTGACTCGGGCGCGACCTGGAAGCAGACCGCAACGCGCCGCCGGCACGACGCTCAGCGACGGCAGCGTACCACCCCCCTTGACGCCGGCGCTAAACTGGGTACTCCCCGGCAGTATCGACCACTCGTGCGAGCGCCTCGAGCGAGACAGAGGCAAGGTCAGGGATCCCTGGTCACATGAGTCTTGAAGGCGCTATCAGCGCAGCGGTTGACTCGGCCGTCAGCGCGCCCTCGACAGGCTCCGACTCACCCTCGGAGAGCTCGAGCGCGCTCACGGTCCCGACCGCCCCGTCTGCGCCGGCATCAGATCCCACGCCGTCTGATGCCACCGCGGCCGTGTCCGATGTTGACGCGGCAGCTGCTCCCACGCGTTCCTCCGACGGGGCCACGAGACGGCCCAGCGTGCCCGCAGCCACACCCGAGCGTCAGCCAGGGGGTGAGCCCCCGCCAGCCAAGTGGACGCAGGTCTTAGAGAACGCGCGGGGCAAAGAACGCCAAGCCACGCGTGAACAAGTCTTCACCGAGTACGGACTGGTCGACGGCCTCGACCCGGTCGAGGTCCGTGCGCACCTCGAGCTCCTCCGGCGCGACCCGCAGCTCCATGCGGAGTTGACGCTCCAGGCGCTCAAGCGCGACGGCACCTACCGGCCGCATGACGGGGAGAGCCCCGATGCGCGGCTACCTCAGGCGCCGCCCGCCCTGCCCGATCCGGCGCTCGTCAGCGTCGATGGGCAGACCGCGTACAGCGCGGACCAAGTCCTCCAGGTCGTCAACCTCGCGCTGCAGAACTTCCGCGCCCAGATGTCGGGCGAGCTGCAGCCGCTCCAGCAGATGCATCACGCCGCACGCGTGGCGCAGATCCGCGCTGAAGCGCAAAGCTATGCCGGCGAAGCCGTGCGCGAAGCGCAGAACTGGCACCGCTTCTCCGAGTTGACGCCGCGGATCCGCGAGATCATGGTCAACGACAAACGCACGACGTTGTTGTCCGCGTACAATCGCGCCCTCCAAGAAGACCTCAAGACGAGCACCACGCAGCTGAAGAGCGAAACCCGGAAGCAGACGCTCGACGAAATTAGGCACGCATCCGCGGCGAACACGATTCGACCGGGTGCGGCCGCCACCGCGGCGGCAGGGTCACGCGTAGCGCGTGGAGGCCTCGACGCACGGCTCGACCGTGCGATCAATGCCGCCCTGTCGTCGACGGGGGCGCGGTGAGCCGCGCATAGTTCCTCCGTGAACTATTAGGCGGCACCGTAGGGTGCTGCGTTGGCAGAACCAAATATCGGGCAAGTCCCCAGCGTCGCCTGGGAAAACCTGTGGTCCGACGGACCTATCGACCAGTATTTCACGAGCCAAGCCCTCTTATATCTCCTCAAAGATGGCGGATATAAAGAGAGCATGGATGGCGGCAGACTTTTCGAAATTACGGTCGAGTATGCCCCCAACACGACGTTTCGGAGCATCTCCGAGACGGAGGTGATTGACACGAGCCGGATAGATGTCTTCGATGCTGCCAGGTATGAGCAGAAGATACATGCCGGCTCTATTGTCTTCAGCGATCTCGAGGAGTTGCGCAACGCGGTTGCCAACAGAAAAATCGACGTGATTAAGGGAAAGTTGAAGAATGGCGTGTCGTCGGCGATGCAGTCGATGAACGAGATGCTCTGGGGGGACGGCACGGGAAATGGAGGGAAAGACTTCGACGGCATCAAAAAGATTATCCCTGCTGACCCCACCGTCGGCACAGTTGGCGGCATCAATGCCGGCACCTGGGCATTTTGGCGCAGCAAACAAGCGAGCGGCGCGGGCACCAACTTCAACAACTTCCGCGCCGCACTGCTGTCGGTCCACAACCAATGTTCGCTCGGGGGCACCGAGAAGAAACCCACCGGCCTCGTCATGGACCGCCCCTCCTTCGAAGGATACGTCAAACTGCTCACCGACGTCACCAGTCTGGTGAAAGACGGCGGCGGCGAAGCCGATCCTGACTTGGGTTGGCTCAACGAGGCCGTCGCGTACATGGGCCTGCCCATGGTGTACGACGAACAAGCCACGCCCGCCGCGACGGCATATTTCGTAAACAAGAACTACCTCAAGTTGATGGTATTAAAAGGGGCATGGATGAAGATGAAGAACCCGGTCGAGCCCGCGAATCAGCTCCTCAGGGTACACCGTGTCTTCACCGTCGGCAACCTGACCGCGGCCGCGCGGCGCCACCTTGGCGTCGTGACGAACGTCGCGTAACCCCGGAGAAAGGAGGCAGACCATGAATCTCACAGGTTTCCCGATCTCCGGCGGCGGCCCGGTCAATAGCGATTCCGCCACGCCGCTCGCGGCGCTCGGGTCGCTGCAGACCGACTCCCGCGGCCGGCTCTACAAGTACGTCATGGCGGGCGCGCTCCCGCTCGTCCCTGGCAACGTCGTGCAGGCCCCCGCGCAGGTGGCCGTCCACGGGCAGCTGACGCCGACGGCCGTGCAAGGCGTCGGCTCGAAAGTGATCGTCGTGACGCTCGGCGCGGCGGCCCTCGCGGAGAACGCGTACTCGGAGGGGTTAGCCAGCATCGACACGGATCCCGGCGGCGGGTACTCGTACGGCATCAGCGGCCATGCCGCGGTCGTCTCGGGCGGCGTGGCGACGATCAACCTGCGATCGGACGATGCGATCCAGGTGGCGATCACCGGCACGAGCCGCGTGACGCTCACGCCGCATCCGTGCCGCGGCGTGATCCAGTCACCGGCGACCCTGACGGGCGCGCCGGTCGGCGTGGCGGTCTTCCCGATCGGCGCGGGGAAGTTCGGCTGGGTGGGGGTCGAGGGCGACTTCCCGACGCTCATCGAGGGCGCGCCGGTCGTCGGCCAGCTGCTTAGCGTGCCCGGCACCGTGCCCGGCGCCGCGACCGTCAACAGCACGACGCTGGCGATCATCGGCCGCACGCTCGTCACCGGCGTGACCGGCAAGATCCAGCCGGCCCACATCAACCTGCTGTGACCTGAGGTGTCACACCAGCCCGCGCGCTGCCACGCTCCAACCCGGCGGCGCGCGGGACTTTTCTCGAGGTGCTTGCATGGCGAAAGACGATCCGATCCCGACGCCGAAACCGCCGACGCAGTACGTGCTGGGCGCCGATGACCTGAAGGCGCTGCTCCTGGCGTTCAAAGAAGCGTCGGGCCCGAGCTCGCCGGCGGCCCCCGGCATGACCGATGCGATGACGGCCCTGCTCAAGCAAGTTGAGTCGCTGACGCAGACCGCGCAGCGCGCGGTGCGCCAGGACAATCCCAACTACGAGGACGTGTCGGTCTACACGTACGACCCGAAGTGCGAGATCTGCAAGACCGGCGCGCTGCACTTCCTCCCCGACAACCCGATCGGGAAGAAAGCGCATCCGCGCCCCGCGATGATCTACGCCTACGAGTTTTGCAACGGCGATGTCCAGGCTGACTGGCTCACCATTCCAGAGATTGAGTTGATCAATCAGTTCACGTCCGACAAGAGCGCGCGCGACGGGCAGTGGACCGCGACGATCGTCAAGCACGGCACGAAGAAGAAGCTCATCGTCGACGTCCCGTATCGCGGACTCGATGTGCGACACGACTTGCCGAGTCAGTCGGCCATTCTCGTGGAGCTGCTCTATGGCGAAACGATGGCCGACCCGGCGTCCGCGCTCGCGCTCATCCAGCAACTCACCGCGAAAGTCAACGAGCTCGAATCGCGGCTCGCGTCCAAAGTCTAGGAGGCCCAAGGTGGCGCAGAAACGTAACGACGATCCTGAACCGGAACAGCTGCCAGTCGAGGACGAGAAGCGGCTCGAGCCGCCGGTCGCGCGGCCCAAAGCGGCGCCGCTGCCCAAAGAAGTGGAGCAGACGCGCGTGCTCCTCACCGGCGACAACCGCACCGTCGTCACCGAAGCCTACGTGCCGACGGCCGAGTACGGGTTCCGCATCAAAGTGAATAACCAATGGTTCGAACACATCGGCGAGGCCGCCGACAGCGGCACCTGGATCTACGCGCCGACCCGGTGACGCCATGACGTTCCGCGAGCTGCAGCTCGGGCTCTTCGATGACATGCAGTACCAGCCCGCGCCCAAGCCGGGCGTCCAGGACCGGGCGCGGCGCTACTTGAACGAAGGGCTCGAGCGCGTGCTGCGGCGGCCGCGCCTGAAGAGTCTGCGCATCGGCATCCTGGCGTTCAGCACCGAGGCCGACGTCGGCTTCTATGGCGCGCCGATGAGCTTCGATCGGATCGACTACATCACCGATCTGGACAATCGCCGGCGGATGCACTTCCGCACGCGCGACTGGTATCGCGGCCTCGACCCCGGGCTGACCTCGAGCGGCACGCCGGCGTACTGGATCCCCGAAGGCATCTCGCCGGTGTGGCGGCAGCCGAAGGTGACCGGCGGCGTCGGCGGCGGGATCAACAACACGCTCTATATCGAGTCGAACGATCCGACCGACACGACGCAGGGCTTCGAGATCCACGCGCTGCGCCCGTGGGACGGCGACATCCGGTCGACGTCGGCGCGGCTCAACGGCACCACGCCCGTGCCCGCGTACATGTACGGCGATCAGCTGATCCAGATCACGCACTTCACGATCAACGCGACCGCGCGCGGCACCGTCACGCTCACCGATGATGGCGGCCGGCACCTGGCGCACATCACGACGCCGAATCTGTCGAGCCGCTACGTGAGCTTCCGGCTCTTCCCGACGCCGTCGTCGGTTCTCCGCTACGAGATCGAAGGGCAGTACGCGATCCCGAAACTGATCCACGACGAGGACGAGCCGCCGTTCCCCGACCACTACCACGAGATGCTGCAGTCCTACGCGCGGGCCCGGTTCTATCGCAAGGACGGGCGGCTGCAGCAGGCGGCGGCCGAGATGGCCGAGTTCGAACGCTTCGCCGCCGATCTGACCGCGCACATCGAGTACCCGCCCAACTACCGGCCGGTGAGTAGCAAGCTCAGTGCCTACGGCACCCGCTGGAGTGATCTCGGGCCGAATTATCCGGCGACGCGCACGGGCCTGGTGGACTGACGATGGCAACCCGTCCGAGATCCGGCGCCGGCGTAATCAGCTGGGAGCGCTTCCGGGGGCGCAACGGCACCGACGATCCCGCGATGTTGCCGGCCGACATGGGGACCGAAGCGGTCAACTGGCTCATCACATCGCAGGGGCTCGGCGCGCGGCGCCGGGGCACGCAAAACGCGGGCGTCACGGGGGCCAACGGCTGGGGCTCGATGGCCCGGTTCATTCCCGCGCAGGATGAGAGTGCCGCCGAGCTCGTGTTCGCGACGTTCGACAACCCGCCGAAGTTTATGACCGTCAAGCCCGCCAATGCGCCAGCGGCCGTCGAGATCCCGCAAACCGACACGGTGTGGGGTTTGCCGATCCCGATCACGTATGCCGCTGGCAACGGGAAATTGTTCTGTGCGTACCGCAACGCGTCGAGTGGCGTGTTGATGAACCGGCTGCACGTCTATGATCCGGCCACTGGCAACGCGATCCGTAGGGCGGGCGTCACGGGCCCCCCGGCCCCGACGGTAGACAATCACGGGATCCCTGGGACGTATCCCCCCGTCCTGCGCTATTACCGCGTGCAATTCAAAAGCGCGGGCGGCGCGATCTCGGCGCTGGGAACCGCGAGCGCGGCCTTCACGCCGTCGGGGACCAACGATGGCGTCCGCGTGACGCTCCCCGCGTACCCCGCCGCCGAGAACGTCACGCACGCCCGCGTGTACGGCTCGGCGGATGGCACCCTCTACTATCTGCTCTCCGGGTGGATCGCGGGGGGTGTCGGGTTCTACGACGACTTCGCGCTGCCGTCCACGTATGGGACGCGCCCCGCCGCGCCGCTCGAGGGCTCGCGCTATCCGTTGCCGTCGGCGCGGTTTCTGCTCTGGGACGGCTACCACTTGTTGCTCTTCGGCACGTTCGGCGATCAAGCCGGAAACGCGTTACCCGCCGTCCCCGGCCGCGTCTACATCACGCAGTCGCTCGACGCCACCGCCGAGGGCGGCGAAGACGAATCGATCACGATGACCGACGAGGTCAAGGGCTACGTCGATCTCAACCGGAACGGCAATGCTGAGGACCGCGCGATCGCGGGCCCCATCGACGGCAATATCTTGGTCTTTCAATCGCGCGGCGTCTTCATGCTCAAGCCGACCGGCAGCGCGCAGCGGCCCTACGCGCGCATCGCGCTGTCGCGCGAGCTCGGTGCGCTCAGTCACTGGTCGACGTTTGTCGGCGAAGACGAGAGCGGACGGCCCGCGATCTATTTTCTTGATCCCGATCGCGGCCCATACCGCTACGGCTACGCCGGCTTCGAATGGTTGGGGTATGACGTTCAGGATCTGTGGAAAAACGTCAATCTCGCGGCGCTGCACACCGTGGCGTGCGGCGTCTACGACGCGCGCGAGCGGCGCTGCTACTGGTGGATCGCGACCGGCGATGCGAACTACACGACGATGGGGCTCACGTTTCACGTCGCCGAAGCCCGCCCGACGCCGTCCCAGGGGGTGCGCTACGGCTGGACGCAGTTCAACGGGTACGCCTGCAACTGCTACTGCACGGTGATGTTCGCCGAGACGATCGGCAACCCCATGGCGCGCAAGCTGAAGCCCTACGTCGGCGATCACACGAGGCTCGTGCAGTTCGACGCGCCCAACACGAACACCGACTTCGTGGTGTTCGATGGCGTCCCCGCGCGCCAGCCCTACGTGTCGCTCGTGCGCTCGAAGGCGTGGGTGACGAGCGCGCTCCCGCAACTGGTCGAGCTCCACCGCGCGTGGATCCGGGGGCCCTGTGCCGACGCGATCCTCGCGCAACGGCTGCTCCGCAACTTCGGCGATGACGAGGCGCGCCTCTCAACCGTGCCGCTCCATCCCGAAGGCGACGAGTCGCGACGGGTGTTCCTGTTTGAAGAGGCCATGTTGGCCGGCGCGTGGACGTTTCAGACCGAGCTCGGGGACGCGGTCGCGGCCGATCAGCACTACGAGATTGATCGCTGGGATGCGCGCATGACCGCCACCGACCTCGAGGTCGGCTCGAGCACACTCTAATGGGTTTCCCCAACACGACCTTCCGCTCGGAGCTGCCGCCGGTCGTCCGCAAGGAGCTCGATCAATCCAACGCGGACACGGCGGGCTATCTCAACCAGGAGCACGACGAAGAGGGCCACCACACCCACATCACCGCGAAGTCGCTGAAGGTCAAAGGGCCAGTGGCGATCACGGGGGGGGCGCTGACGATCAACGGCGCGCCGATCACACCGGGCGGCGGCACGCCTGGCGCGCACGCGCCGACGCACGCCGCGGGCGGCAGCGATCCGGTCGCGCTCAGTGCCGCCCAGATCACGAGCGGCACGTTGCCTGATGCGCGGTTATCGAGCAACGTCGCCCTCAAGAACATCAACAACCAGTTTTCTGACTACCAAACGATCCAAGCTGGCTACGCACAACTGGTGCTGCATGACTTGAACGGTGCCGTCAATGCTCGACGGTGGGGCGTGATGACGTACAACGGCGACGTCATTATGCAAGCCCGCAACGACGACGACACCTATCAGAACAACAGCTTACAGATCGCGCGGAATGGCAACCTGACGGTCGCCGGCAGCTCCTACCTCCAAGCCGTTTCGTGCACCTCGATCGGCTGCACCTTCATCACGTCCTCGGGGGACATCTATTCCCAGCGGAATATGAGTGCGGATGCGGCGGTCTTCTCCCCGATCTTCATTGAGGCGGGGCGCAGTACGCCGCTGGGCCACTGGATCAACGTGCCGTATGCGGCCTCCAACTTCGTGGGCTCCCAATCGATGACGTGGACCGTCGAGAGTGCGGACGTCCAGACGTATGCCTACACGCTCATCGGAAACACGATGCTCTTGTCGGTCTGTATCTACGCGGCCAGCGTCGGCGGCACGCCTGATGCCTACTTAATGACAAGAATACCAGGCGGTTTTAGTGCGAGACAGCAGACTGAAGCGTTGTGCTGGGTTCTCAACAACGGTGCAGTGGCAACTGGACGGGTCCGCACGTTCCCGTCTGATGGCTACGTCTACGTCATGTTGCAGGCCGGTGGGAATTGGCAGCTCGGTGCCGGCACCAATTACATCTCGTTTCAGATCACGATTCAAATTGGGTGAGGTGAAGACGTGAGTGTCGGCCTGCCGGTCACGAAGCAAGAGATCGATTCCCGCTCGGGGGATCTGGCGCGCGCATTTCAACGCTTGGCGGGCGACACCTCGACGCTCAAGGGCTACCTCGACGGCGCGACCGAAGAGGTGCTCGTCGAGCTGGGCTACACGACGAACGAGGTCGCCGTGCTCAAGACCGCGATCACCGATCTGCAGCAGCTGCTCGTCGCCATCGGCTACGGCAACGAAGCGCTCGCCACGCCGAAAGACTTCACGGCGTTTCTCCGACAGCTCTGGGGTGTCGGCGCGTACTGAGCTTTGAGGTGAGCTGTGGCCTATAAACCGCCGAAGTACTCGCAGGACGCTGAGAACCCGGCTTACACCCCGCC